CTGTGCGCCTCGCGGTGAACGGGCTCCATCACAGCTTCACAAAAGCCAACGGCTCCGACGAGAACCTCATCAACGGGAACGGCAACGTGACCGACTCGGTGGACGTGTTCGAATCGAGAGCGCAGCAAAGCGAAGCCATCAACGATCCCCGATACAACAGAGACCCCGCCTATCGCGCACGCGTGATGGCCAAGGTCGGACGGTCAAACGTCTAATAAGGAATCACGCTCATGCCTCAATTCGCACGACCGTCTGCGGACACTCTCCGAGACAACTGGTTCGACGAAGCCGCAGGAACCACAAACATCTTCACGCACATTGATGAAGCGTCAGCGGACGACAACGATTTCGTGAAGACGCAGCTTACGCCGACTGCCGATGTCTACGTGACGAAGCTCTCCGCTGTCTCTGATCCTGTGTCCAGCGCGAACCACATTGTCCGGTTCCGTTACCGGAAAGAGGCTACGTCTGGCGAACAGATCGATCTCACTGTACAGCTTCGTCAAGGGTACACCAACGAAGGGGCACAGGGGACACTGATCGCCACGGTCGCTACGCTGGTGGATATCACGGGTGCGGCCTGGACTCAGGTAGCGTACACGCTGGCGGGAGCGGAAGCAGACGCGATCACCAATTACGCCGACCTGTATCTGAGGTTCGTCGGTAACAAGGTGTAACCGCCGATGATTATTCTATCGCTCACCACAGACAAGGTTTCTCTCATCACCAGTTCTACAGCCGCAATCGATGTAGTGACCAGTTACATAGATCGGGACCAGTCCACGGGAACTGTGGGGCTAGCTGACCGCAAACTTACTGCGATCACGACAGCCACAACCACGGATATTGTCTCTGTGCCTGCGGCCACAACGACTCGCAATGTCAAAGCGATGCACGTCCGTAATAAAGGCGCAGCATCAAATGATGTGACGATTCAATTTAACGCCAACGGCACTCTCTATGAGTTGTTCAAAACGACTCTTCAAGGCGGCGAGTGTGTGGAGTATGTCGAGGGGGTTGGTTTCTTCAAGACCACTCTCGCGGGCCTGTTGGGTCGATTCGATCGAACAGTCTATGTGACTGCCGATAGTGTCCATGCGACCGCAGCGACTCTTGCGGATATAACGGGACTCTCAATCCCTGTGCTCAATGGCGTGAACTACAACTTTCAGGCCATGCTGTTCCATATCAGCAATGCGAGCACGACCGGAGCACAGTTTGCGTGTCACCTGACCACAGCTCCAAACCTCATCATTGCTTCGACCATCGACACTGTAACTGGAAGTGTGACAGCTTCAGCACACTCGGCTGGGTCTGTTACGGCTGTTGATACAATTCTCACAGCGCAGACAACGGGATCTGCCACCATTACACTGGCGATCATTTCTGGCTTCTTCAATGCCGGAGCCGACGACAACTTCACGATGAGGGCTACCTCGGAAGTCACCGTCGCAAGCGGTCTCACAGTTAAGAAGGGGTCTTGGTTGCGTGTTTGGCAACCGACCTTGTAAAGGGGAGAGTCCATGCTTTTACTCTCCGCCACTACTGACAAGATCCAACTGAAAACGGATGCGACCTGCACCATCGTGGTGCAGGCGTCATTCAACGACCGCAACCAAAGTACCGGAATTTCAGGTCTTGCTGATAAGCAGAACACGAGCATCACGACCAGAACCACCACAGATATTGTGGCGGCACCTGGGGCGACCACGACTCGCAACATAAAAGAGTTGCACATTCGCAATGCTCACGCCACGGCTTCTACAGTGGTCACGGTGATTTTCAACGCCAACGGCACACTGTACGAAGTATGGGAAGTTCTCTTGCAAGCGGGAGATGTACTCCAGTATATGGAAGGGTCGGGTTTCACGACTGTTCCGCTATTCAATGCCCCCCGATTCGATAAGTATTTTGTGGTGGACGATTCAACCAATCCAATCTTCTGCCTATCACAGGTACAAGATACCACCTATTTGAGAGTTGGTAAGTTTCAACCCAACCGTGTGTATCTGTACGAAGCTCACATCTTTTTCCAGTGTAAAGCCACAACGACAGGGCCGAATTGGAAACTGACGAGAATTGAACCGGCGAACGGTCTTGGTTCATTCACCATCAACGAGAGTGGGATCATCTCGGTTTTCACAACGAGCGTGACTGCCGCTGTGATGACTGCTGGTCAACTTCCGCTCCAGCAAACGGATGGTGCTGGTTCAACAGCACTGACAATAATTTCAGGGGCATTCCAACACAACCAGCTCACGGAGCAGCAGTTCCGAATACAGTGTGATGCTGATGTCGCGGTAACTTCTCAAATCGAAGTCAAGCAAGGCTCATGGGTCCACGTTTGGGAGCCGACAGGATAAGGAGGCCCTATGGCTGATGGCCTCTTTGACCCGTATCTACGAAAAGATTCGTGGTTCGATATCGAATCCAACCACGAGGGCTGGTGGGACCGCGATCTACTTGATGGGTCCGCAGCAAGCTCTACACGAACAGCGTCAGTTTCATTCGCTGAGTTCGAAGTCCCGTTTACTCTCGATAATGCAAAGGTGTCGTTCGCGGAGTTCCAGATACCAGACAAGCCAGCAGACTTGGCCAAAGTCTCGTTTGCAGAGCTTGAGGTTCCACCGACTCCAGACAACGCGAAAGTATCCTTCTCCGAGTTCGAAGTCCCGTCGCAACTTCCGCGTGTGGCGTCTATCTCATTCGCAGAGTTCCAAGTTCCCTACGCTATTCACATGGTCCATCTCCGCGCGAAGGCTTTCCAGAAACGCGCGATGGTCTCCCATGCGGAGTTGCAAGTCCCATAAGGCAGAACGCTCTAATAAGCCGCCTGCCCCAAAACCGCGAGCCAGGGGTGCCCCTCCCACTCCTGGCAACCGGCGATAACTTTCTTAACGTAGCATGACGCACCTTTGGATGCTCGGTATCTTGCTACGCGTGAGCTGCTATGGATCTCAACGATCTGCATGTCTTCTGCTTTGGTGAGTGGGAAGATGAAGACTCAGAAGTAGAGGACGTACAATGTGGAATCCATTCTCCGATACCGCTGAAGGCACAGTCAAGGGGCTTGGCTCAGCGATAAAGGACGCGGTTAGCGCATTCAAGGCTAACCCTGAAAAAGTTCTTGAGTTCGAAAAAGATATCGAGTTGGCTGTGACAGCCTTCGCATCCAGTGTGATTGCGAGCGTCAACGCCACAATGCAGGCTGAAGCGAAGTCAGAACATTGGATGCAGTGGTCCTGGCGTCCCACCTTCGGTTTCACGGCCTGTGCGATTCTCGTGAACAACTATATCCTCGCCCCCTACTTTGCGAAGCTCGGCGTCGTGTCGATTGCTGTGCCGAGTGAAGTGTGGCTGATGATTATGGCTGTGCTCGGTGTAGCGGCTTGGACGCGCGGACGCGACAAGGACGCTGCCAAATAGTCCCGTGCCCCTCGACCTAAACGCGGCCTGGTTTTCCCAGGTGCAGCGGATTCGAGGCGCATGGCACCCCTGTGTAGAGAGCCCGCAAGGGAGTCCTCACAGGGCTTTCTTCGAGCTGGTGAACCTGGCTCGATTATGTGCCCCTTCTACAACGTGGCCGTGACAGCCCCATCTACGGGTGGCGCTCGAACGATAACCTCTGCGTGGTTGTTGTGGGCACGAGTTTCATCCCTCACTGTTTCATATAGGTATCTCGATGAATGCCAATCCGTCCCGTATTGGGCAGATTAACGTAACTGGCGACCAGCTTGCGATCTTCTTGAAGGTCTTCGCCGGAGAGGTCATGGCTGCGTTCGAGGAAATGAACATGGCACTTCCCATGTTCCTTCAACGCAACATTTCCAGCGGTAAGTCTGCTCAGTTCCCCGTGACCTGGAAAGCCACTGCCGCTTACCACACGCCTGGGAACGAAATCGTTGGTCAGAACATCAAGCACGCTGAGAAGATCATCAACATCGATGCTCTCTTGCTGAGCGATGCGTTCATTGCTTTGATCGACGAAGCGATGAATCACTACGAAGTCCGTTCCATCTACACGAAGGAAATGGGCTACGCCTTGGCGAACCAAGCGGACAAGAACGTCCTCCAACTCGTTGTGCTCGCGGCCCGCGCTGCTTCTACCATCACTGGTGGATTCGGCGGAACGCAGCTCACACAGGCTGGCTACGACACGACTGCCGACACGCTCGCACAGGGAATCTACGACAGCGCCCAAACTCTCGATGAGAAGTTTGTGCCTGACTTCGGGGATCGCGTTTGTTTCTTCCGCCCGAAGCACTACAATCTCTTGATCCAGAGCACGAAGGCGATTCAACGTGACTGGAACGATCCCTCTGGCAGCAACGGAACCTTTGCCACCGGCAAGGTGCTCCGCGTTGCGAACGTGGCGATTAAGAAAACCATGCACCTTCCGAACTCAGTGATCGCCGCCCTCTCAGGCGCGAACAACACCTACGATGGAGACTTCTCCAACACCGTGGGCGCTGTTGCGTACAAGATGGCCGTGGGAACTGTGAAGCTCTTGGACATGGCGCTGGAACACCAGTACGATATCCGCAGACAGGGCACCCTGTTTGTGGCCAAGTACGCGATGGGCCACGGCATCCTGAGACCGGAATGCTCGGTTGAGTTGAAGAAGGCATAACGGCCTGGGCTAAGTTTCTCAGTCCTCAGTGGCCAACCGGTAAACGTCACTGGCTGAGTGGCGCGTATGGATCGCAACCTGGCGTCCAGAGGCTTAGTACCTCCACGAGGGGAGTTTCCAGCAATGGAGGCTCCCCTCATTTTTTCCAATAGAGAAAGATCCCCACAATGGCTCAAGAACTCCGTACATCGCAACTGGAAGCGATCAACTCGATGCTCGCCTGTGTGGGCGAAACGCCAGTCAATACACTTTTGGGAAACCTCACAGCTAACGTCCAGATTGCTGTGAACCTTCTCCGTGACACCAGCCGCAAGGTGATGACCACCGGCTACAACTTCAACACGGAAGAAGACTTCGAACTCGCGCTCGATGTCAACGGCAAGATCCCACTGCCAGGTAACGCGCTGGAAGTAGACATCACCGTCGAGGATGGTACGATCGATCCGATTATGATGGGTGATTTCCTCTACGACAAGAAGGGCCACACGTTCACGTTCACGCGCTCGGTCAACTGTACGATCAAATTCTTTCGCGCCTGGGAAGAGATGCCGGAGTCGGCCCGCAACTACATCAAAGTCAAAGCGGCCCGAATCTATCAGGACCAGACCGTTGGTTCGCAAGAGCACCACCAGTTCTCGCTGCAAGATGAGACCGAAGCCTACGCAACATTCATCATGTCCGATGGCGAGAACACAGACGCCAACATCTTCGACACCTTCGAGATGGCGAGCATTGTCCAACGCAAACGCCCGCTTATCACGCAGTTCTAAGGAGTAGCCAATGGGTCTCGTCAGCGATAGCATTCCCAATCTGATTCAAGGTGTGAGCCAGCAGCCGAACACGCTGCGATCGTCCACACAACTCGAAGCGCAGGAGAACTGTTATTCCTCGCTTGTCGAGGGATTGATTCAGCGTTCGCCCACTGAGCATGTTGCAAAAGTCTCGGCTACACCATACACGAGCGCCTTCATCCACACGATCAATCGCACCGTGGCGCAACGCTACAAAGCGATCTTTACCAGTGGACTGGTAAAAGTGTTTGGGCTGGATGGTGTAGAGAAGACGGTCAACACGCTCGATGAGACTCTTCAGATACACTCCGCTGCCGCTGTTGGCGCGGGACAGGTCTACAACATCGCTCCGGCTCCTGGCGAAACTTCAATGGATTTCACGGTGTCCGGCTTCGGCACGGCCACAGTTACGCTTCAGTTCTCCACCAACGGCTCCTCATGGTCAGACGTGGCGACACGCACCACCAACGGAACCACCGCCGCTGTCACCATTGGCTCCAATGTCTACATGCGTGTGAACATCACAGCATGGACCAGCGGGACTCTCGTATGTTCTGTCACATGGAAGAACATGCGGTATCTTGTCAGCACCAACCCGAAGCTCAAGATTCGCGCGATGACGGTACAGGACTTCACCTTCATCACTAACACCGAGAAGACAGTGGTGATGGCTCCGACGCTCTCCCCCGTCCGGCCTGAAGAGGGCCTGGTCTTTGTGGCCAAGGGCGAGTACGGCAGCAAGTACGAAGTCTACATCGATGAGATTCAGCGGGCGCTCTACAGCACGAGCACCACAGACGTGCTCACGCTCTCGACAACCAACATCGCAGACCAGCTCTATAATGACCTCATCCCAACCGTG